CTTCCAGAAGGAATTGTTGGTCTATTTCCAGAAAGAAATATGGACGATCCGTTTCTATTTACATCAGCAATAATAGCAGCGCCCGTCGGGGCTGTTCCTACCGCAAGAAAAACTTTACTTATGTGGTAATTTATTCCGAGTTGATTATACAGTCTTAGCGTACCAGACATCGTTTCTATTTCGTCTGTTATCGAAAACACAACCTCTCTAGGAGGGTTATAAGGTGTGCCGTGTGTATGATCTGCTCTTGAGTATAAGCTACTAGTTCCTGATGCGGGAGAAATACTAAAGGATGTTTCTGCTACAACCGAATTTCCTGGGTATGTTACCCCAGATGCCGAGAAGACAGAATTAACCCAAGTAGTTCCATCATATGATAATAAATTTCCACTGCTTGGTAGTGTAATAACTACATCAGAGAGGTTATCTAGAGAGTGACTATGAGATTCTGGTGGAAAACCACCAGAGTAGTCTTTAAATTCCACTGCTGTCTCCGCATCGTTAACAACCACTAAATATCCTGATGCTGCTGTGTATGTACTTGGTGTATCCGCTAGACCTAAAAATGTTGATACTCCCCCAGAACCTGTCGGGTTAGCATTAATCCACGAACCGCTGCTATATGTTAATACTTGACTTTCTTGTGGACTTGTTATTACTACATCTGTCAGCTCGTCAAGAGATGTTGCTCCCCCAACCACTCCGCCAGAAATAGTTGCATTTATCCACTCATTCCCGTTGTATACTAGAGATTCTCCGCTTACAACAGTTATTAGATTGACATCAAGAATATCATCTAAATAAAAATCTTGGGAAGTCCCTCCACCAGATACTGTAACAATTACTTTCGTTCCAGACGCAATAACTGTAATATTATCCCCATCGAAATCTATTGTCTGTGCGTCTGAAAGAACAGTAATTCCACTTTTTTCGATTGCTATTGTTTCTGGAGAATTCTCCAATGTCTGTATTCTGTATCTAATATGATTTAGGTTATCAACTAGACTATACCCACTCACAGGTGTAGCATCAGTAGCTATTTCTGTTGTATCATAGGTAACATTAGATTGTGCTAACTGACCTATTATTCCTCCCGGAGGCCCGCCCGAACCACCGGCAGGTCCTGAAACCCCGCCCAAATTCAACACCGATAGCTTATTCAGTGCTCTTAAGCTTGAAAAATATTCCATTAATTGATTTTCGAATCTTCTATTAAACATTATCGTCAACCCGTATAATTGTTATTGGTGTTTCTGGTAGATTTATTGATCTAGAAAGAAAATATGTCTTTTCTGTATCTCTTTGGAAAAATTGCTGTCCACTTGTTGGAGTATCAACAGAACAAAAGACATATGGATCGAGAACATAATTAGTAAAGTCGAGATGAGTTACAACTCCGCTTGGAAATTGTGTAATCACTAAAAATCCAGACGGTGAAGTAAGCTCTGAATCTATAAAGAGTAGTTCAGGAGTTTTCCCTGCCACACCAATATATCTTGTTAATAAACTTGGTGGATAAGTTCCTGAATATGGGAAAAATTCGTTATCAGTTATGTCAAATAAACGTGCATCGTAAATATTTATACTTGGCATAGTTAGTGTAAATGAATCAGCAGTATTTTGATACGTTGTACCAAGTACACTTGTCACGGATGTAAAATTATTGGGATTCCCACCACTGTGTGGTTTATCAAATATTACAGTAGGAGATCCTCTTCCAGTATCCAAATATAATTCTTTATCCCAATTATATATAACAGTAAACTCTCCTGATACAACTGTTGGATTATGCGTTAATACTTTATAACCTCCACCGCTCGTTACAATTATTCCACTAGGCCAGTATTGAAAAGTTCTTATTACTCCGTTATAAAGCATATGACTTTGAAGTACGGATTCCGGATATATATAAGTTTTCTTTGTTTGTTCTATTTTAGTAAGCTTTCCAGTAAAATCCATTCCGGCTGTTTTTGCATTAGATGTCCCAGAGCAAGCAACGATATAAAATGTATTATCTACATCATCGGCTAAAGACGAAACATGGCATAGCGAGTTCATCCCCGAATCTGAAAAGTCTAACACAGAATAACTTTTGTCTGGAGATGTTTTATCGGCGGCGGCTTGAACGATTTCTGGCGTATCTCTGTCTATCCTCATTCCACCAAAGATTACTGGTGTATCAAGAGTATTTCTTGAATACACTGTTTGGATTAGTCTTGGTGATACAAAGCTATTGTTAAAACTTAGGCTCCAATCTAGTCCAGGCTCTAATAGCCACGCAGGCGCTTGCTGTTCTGTTTGCCAAGAAAAATCATCATCAATAAAGTGAAGAATTCCCTGATGAATATCAGACGATATTATAGAGGCAAAAGTTATATTTATAGTAAATAGATATGCAATATTATGACTGTAATAATCCTCAAAAGGAGCTGTTATAGTTTCTGCTTGTATGGGCACATATATTTTTCCTATACTTATTCCGTAATCTATAGATTCTGTCCATCCACGAACAAACGGTGTTGTTTTATTTACTCTATATGAACCAGTTGCACGTATCCCGTCCACATCTACACCAACACCATACATCCACCATGAAACTTCATCGGCTATTTTATTTATCTCAAATCTACCAGAACCTATATTTACTTCTCCGGTATATTTATTAATAGTAATAATAATAAGTACCCAAAAGTTTTCCCCCACAGTGTATTGTACACCTCCTTCTATCGTCGCTACGTATGCCGTTACAAAATAATTAGGGGTATCATCATACCCGATAGTACCCAACGAAAAGTCCTCCCACGCTACGGAAGGCCCTACATATATTTCATCAGAGTATCCTCCTTCCTCTACATTGAAAGTTCGTACAATTAATTGCGGAGCTTCACCATTCTCTAGATAATGATCTTTGTATATTACTGCACAGAAAACACCTCCCGGAAGGGATTGAACTAACAGGTAGTCTGCGGTCATTAATTCTGAACGGTACCCATAAGGAGGTGTATAAGTTCCCAAGACTGATACACTAAGATCATCTATATTTAATTGATATAAATAAAGTGTTAATTCCGATGGTATTGATGTTTCAAAGTCTACAAATAAATTAAAAGTATTACTACTAGTTCTTACTAATTTATGGGCATGACAATTATCTTGACCGTCCAAACCCAATCCTGAGAAATTATATGTGGCATACTCATTCCACGACCCATCCCAATTTCTGTCCCTTACATAGAGATTTGCTGATGTGTATGTAGTATTGAACGCATATATTTTACCAATAGAACCGCTATAGTTAGATTGTTCTGCGTATAGAACATCTGCTCCAGAATACCCTGTAAATGAGATTGATGAAGGCCAGAGTGTTCCACTTTCTGGAGGAGGAAGTGACGTAAAGAAATCCTTTCCAGCAATGGCTATATTTTGTTGATTAAAATCTATATCTTGTGATGGCATTTTTTGTTTAAATGATCCAAATATAAAATTTGGAAATCTACCACTTACAACATAGTTTTCACTTGTTAATGTTTGAACAGAAATTATATTATTTCCCGTATCAATTGTTTCTAGATCAACAGTACCTACATCAAAACAATCCTCTGAGATAGCTGTACCTTTAGCAAGTTGTGTTCCACTCGGTATATAAATTTGATGTGTATAGACTTCTTCAAAGCTTGGCGTTAAACTTCTTAACCATGATTTATTTCCAGATGGTGGAAATAGCCCGGAAACAGTCGGAGTTCCACTTCCTGGAAAGGTGAATGCGGCTACATAACTAGCGCCAGTAAGATATGTCCTATCTATTGAACACGCTGTTGCTATAACACCCGATGCAACTGTTATAGGATTGTTTGGATCACTGCTATCAATAAATCCAGAAGCCGCATATCTAGTCCAAGAAGATTCTGCTGTTGTTCTTAGGTATAAGTCTCCGGTAGTAGCTGTAACGCAAGCAAGCAAATTATCATATACTGCTAAATCTTTAATGCGTAAATCTGTTATTCCGTCACTATAGTCATACCAAGTACTACCAGTGAATTGTTTTCTCCAAACACCCTCCCCGTCCGTTCCAATATATATCCATCCGTCACCAGCATACGCATATCCAAACATTCTTGGACATCTCTCGTCAATTGTTAAAGTTGTCAAAGCGCCTGATTTTCCAACATTAACTAAAATACCGGTTACTTTACCAGAAAATGGATTATATGCAGATGCCGACGCTACCTTATCTCCGAGTTGTATGTTTGGGTAGAATCCTGCGACAACAACCTCTTTTGTTGGTATAGTTTGCGAAAATTCATCTAATATTTTGGTCGCAATAATATTAGCATTGTACGAAGATTGAATAGCTGAGTTCGAATAAACAACAGTTCTATAGTCTTGCCCGTCCTCTCTATCCCACTCTGTTGGGGATTGTACTTCTGCCCACACCCACCCAGAGTCTGGATCACTTGCTCCCCAAACAACCACCCTATTTCTCATCATTTTATCGCTTTTTATATATGATGTTGAAATTATTTCAGAGTCATTAAATGTTTGTGCTACAGATACACCAACTGATAATTCCCCAATTTGACAAGTTCCATCGTCATCGAAGTACATATACCAACCGGACAGTTGCAACAAAGACATAACAGAATCGTATGCTGGTTGCATACCAAATTGAGTTTCTACTGATACAGCTTCCCCATCACTGTCTGTATTTATTTGATATGTCACTCCGGCTAAATTAAGAACCGTCTCAAGCCAATATCTAGAAAGTGTAGGGGATGTTGGTTGAAGTTCTACATCTATAAAATAATCCTGCAATCTTTTTGAGTCATCTTGACAAGCTATAACATAAACTCCTGACGGGGCTTGTTTCTCAACACTGCAAATATTAAATTCCCCAACTTGTACAGAATCTTCTCTAATAGTTATTTTGTCCCATGTATTTAATGTTCCTGGTAGCGTTGCTGAAACAGTTATGTCTAGTGTCCCAACCCCAGTACAAATGTCTTGCTCACGAGCATATTCTATAACATAATTTGTTATATCTGTCCCTTCCCAATCAATCGTTACATTCATTATTAATCCCTAAGCTCCAAACTTAATGTATATCCAGTCGTACTCCATTGGTGTTCACAAGAAAACACATACCAATCTCCAGTTACGTTTGTGTATGGTTCAGAAATTGTTACTATTTGTCTAGCATGTACCGAAGAGTCACCAATAATTTCTAAAGTAACTTCCTTAGTAAGTCTATTTAATTTCTCTAGGTTATAGTTCGCAGCGGCGTCAGCAATATCTTGGTAATCTATCCAAGGGCTTGCTACAACAACAGACTTTCTAAATCCAGCGGGTAAGTAAGGGCTTTCCGCCTCTGCAACAGCGGATATATTACTATAACCATAAACAACTATTCTATTTCTTAATTCACGTTCTGAAATACGACTAGAAATTCTTAATATCCCGCTATTAAGCGTTTTAGATGATGAATCTGTATCCATTACGTATGGTTTTCTATCTTCAAAATGGGCTGTACCATTCATATCTGCCCATAAGTGCCACGCTAAAATATCAGCGACTGTTTTACACATATCGTAAGATGATATTAAGTTTACTTCTATCTCATGTGTTATTCCAAATGTAAAGTATGTTGTACCACTTGTGTAATTTGTGATACTAGCCATTTCAAGTAAATCTTCTACCAAATCTTCAGCAGAAATACTCATTGCAGTATATTGCGTATCCGGAGTACTAGATGCAATAAAGTAATCTGTAGCTTTAATCATCTCATCATAAGCTGTAATTGTATATGTGTTGCTCGGAACTGTTTTTTCTAGCTGTTTTACAAAACCTTTGAATACCCTCTCCAGTGATCCTTCATAACCAAGATAAACCTCAATTTCATCTCCTAAATCAAGTGATGTAGAAACAGCATTTATTACAGCCGATGCTGTAGGGCTGTTATGAGATTCACTTACATTTATTGTAATAACTCCAGTAGTATTTGTAACACTTGCTGCTAATTTCATTCTTTTGATAACTCCAAGCTACACTTGAAAATTAAATCTTCTGCGTCTTTATCAGGTCTAAAAGTTTGTTTCCATGTTGTCATCCAGTCAAAACTGGCTTTAGCTAGATAATAATTACCAAACAAAATACCAGCCCCACTAAGGGGGTACGTATTCCCATTTCTTACCAATAGTTTAAGTGCGTTCTTATCTTCTACACCAACGACAAAGCATTGAAGAGTTATATGTTCATTGATATATCCAAAAGTTTGGTAAATTGTTCCGCCGCTAATTGGTTGAAGTTCTGCAATAATTTGATCATCATTTTCTTTTAGATTTGTAGCCGTTATTCCTATATTATTATAGTACCACATTATATTACGCTCCTATTTACAACCGGAGTTGATGCACTGTATCTTAATAAGTCCTCATATAAGTAAGGTTTTATAATTGTTGCTAATGTTCTACCATCAACAACTAGTTGAGTTGTAGAGTCCATTGATAAGTTAAGGGCTATAGGTGATGGATTTGCTTGTTGCTGAAGTTGTGTTGTTTCTGATGGTTTCGATGGCATTATACCTTCACTAAAGTTTAGGTCTTGTCTTCTGAATAATTTTAGCTGTGAGAAAGCACCTCTTACAGCATCACCAACAGAGGTTGCAGTACTTTTAACTACCGATTCTACAGGGCCTGGCTCTCTTGTGGTAACGCCAGGACGTGGCAAAAGAAGCTGTCGTTGCATCTCTAGTATATATGGAGATTGTTTATTAAAAGATTCTTCAGAATATGCAGGACGGAACCATGGTGGAACTTCTTCCTCTGTTTCCAGTCTTTCCTCACGTTGTTCCCCAACTCTTCTAAATGACTCCGCCGCACTTAAAAGCTCGTCTCTAGTCATAGTACTAAGTTGTTCTTCTTTGTCTGTAATACCTGTACCAGTTCCCAGAGTACCAGGTTCTTGTTCAGAGAATATATCATTTGGGTAATATCCCCCACCGGCTGTCTCCATTCCATAACGAGTACTTCTATCCATTTGGAACCCAGTCATTGGAATCATGAATGTTGCACCTTCTGGAAGGTTATATATACCTTCGAGACCTTTTTCTCTGTTTATATCAATCAAATCTTGCATAGCTAATTGTAGCAATCTTAGGTCTACATCCATTGTTGTAAAACCGTCTTCAAGAATAAACCCTGTGTTTTCTTCCTCTGGTTTCCAGCCAAATTGAGAAAAGTTCCTTTGGAATGCTCCAAGGACTTGCATATATCTAGGCATCAATTGACTTTGGAATGATGACATTGAGTAATCTTCTCTCAAGTCCATAAACCCAAATTTACTTTCAGCACCAGCAGCGCCGAGACCCATTTTCTCTGCCGCAGATGAGATAAACTCTTGCGGAACTTTTGTTGTTATTCCAAAAATTTCATCGTTTGCTCTAATTAGTTGATCTTGTTGTGCTTTAATAAATGCATCTATTTCCGCATCGGATAGTCCGGAGAGTTCCATATACTCTCTCCACAACGCTTCTGCGCTCTCAAGAACATCAGCTCTTTGATCAGAAGTTAGTCCATCTGGAATATCAATAATTGGTTTTAGTTTTTCTTGAGCAGATGATACTAATGTAGCTCTCTGTAATCCTTCTACCAGTGCCGGAAGAGCTGCTCTTGCGTCATTGATGGATGCTTCGTATTCTTGCATCTCTTCAGTCCACTGTTTTATTTGATCTTGTGTGGCATTTGGAGATGATTCTATTTGTTCTCTAAGCTTCTCCATAGCTGCTTCACCCCCAACAATTTGCTCTGTGTAAGTTGATAATAGTTCTCTTTGATCTGCGTCTAATCTTGTAACAAAATCAATAGCTTGTCCGGGAGCCATCGGCTGTTGTCCTGGTGTCATTTGTTGGGCTGATATTAATGTTCCAGCCGCTGTAGCATATTGAGTTGCAGCTTGTTTTGCATCTATGTATCTTCCAACAGCTCCTGTAGCACCTGTTTTTAGTTCTTCAAGAGCCTCTGCCATAAGCTCCTCCGAAGCTTGAGCTGCCAGTGCTGTAACTCCCTCTATATTTGTTATTCTTACATTTTCTGCTTTTGTTGTTGACAGACCCTCTTTTGCAGCAGTGATAAGATAACTATTTAATAGTTGTTCAACTAAAGCAGTAGTTTCCGGGTCTAATTTTCCTCGTAAATATTGTCCGACTAACGCTTCTGATTGTGATATTTGCGGCAACCCGGCAGCGGGAGTTTTTCCTGCGGGTTGGCCTGCATTTCTCCACATTCCCCCAATAGAAATTCCCGCATTCATATATAGTTTTCTCCAGGAAACGCCAAAAGTTTCTCCCCAACTCATAGATTTTTTAACCCGGTCTTGAAGTCTAGCCTGCGCCTCCTCTTCCGTTTCCGGTTCCTTTTGTGCTTCCTCTCTAGCAACAACCCATTCTTTTACAATATCCTCATCAAATGTAAGCATTTTATCGTAGAATGCTGTTGCAATAGTAGCCCCTACAGTAACCCATTCTGGCATACCGGTCAAAGCTGATGCTAGAGCGCCAACTCCAGTACCAATTGCTTGTGCCCCTAATCTTTCTCCTGTATCTTCTTTTCCAAGACTAGTCGCCATCAGTAGTCCAGGCACCATAAAACTTCCTACTTTCATTCCCCTCATGATGTCTCTTTGTAAGAAAGCGCCAATACGTTCAAACAGCCCACCAAAAGTCTGCTCTTGATATCGTCCAGATTCTGTCTTTGTATATCCCAATCCTGATCTTTGAAGGGCATTTACAAGTGCATTTGTTAGTGGCGCAAAACCTCCAACAGATTCTCTACCGGCTTGTATTCCGGTTAGTCTTTCCCCGGTTCTTAATTGCGTTGTTGCTGATGGTACAAGTAAATTTGATAGAAAGCCAGGAATTTTTTGAGCCAGCATTCCTTTTCCAGCATCAGTACCTGCAAACATTCTTCCGATCCCAACCGCAGCTAATATAGGCCCTGCGCCTTTTAGTACACTTGATACCTCTGTAAACGCACTTATGATCTTTGCTGCAATTTCCGCTATCTTTGTCATAGCGCCAACAAGACCGCCCTCCATACCAAGAGACTGAGCTAATCCAGAGAATGCATTATTCAGTCTTTGGATTGTAGACTCAAGTGTGTTCATTTTTAACTGTAACGCTTGTGTTGCATCGCCAGATGCATTTTCAGAAACAGAAACAATTTCCATAACTCTTGACATATTGCTTACAAGAGCTGATAATTGAGCGCCTCTTCTCGCACCACCACCACCAGCTTGAGTTAAAGCACCCATAGCTTTTGGATCAAGAACTCCAGCCTCTTGAAGAACACTCAGTTCTCTTAGAATATCCATCATGTTTCTAAGTTCACCAGTAGCTGTTTTTGTAGCAATACCGTACTTAGCGAACTCAGATGCAGCTTTATCTGTCTGCAACGTAGCAATAATACCTCTAATAGCATTACCAACTTCATCTGCTGATAGCTTTGTTGTTTCAGCCATAGTTGCTGATAAAGCATTTAATTGGCTATAGGATAAACCAACATCTTCAGCACCTGCTCCAACGATAGCGAATGTAGATGCTAACTGGTTAATAGAAACGTTAGCATTTCTGCTAACAGCTACCCAGGAATCCATCAACTGCATACCGTCTGTTAATTCTAGGTCTGCTTGTCTTAAAGCACCTACTAATGTATCCAAAGCTTCTTTTTGTTCAACTCCGGCTAGTTTAGAGAAAATCATCGAATCTCTAACCAGAAGTTGAGTAGTTGCTAGTCTTTGAGATTCTCCAGCAACACTTCCAGCAGCGGCTACGGCTGCTACATAACCTTCAATAACACCTTGTACTGCAGAACTTGTTTCGTTTGCTATGTCTACTGATGATTCAAATATACCTTGTAGATTAACGGTTGACTCTCCCAAAGAAATTTGAACGTCTACTAGGTCTGCTTGAATTGCCTTTGCTTCCTCCATCAACTCTTGGAGTTTTCTCATGGGCCCGTAAACAGCACCAATAGCTACAGACCATTTAACTACCTCAACAACATCTCTAGCAATAGCACTTGCAAACGATCTATATCTATTTTGAGTACTGTTTATAACATTTCCAGATTTATCAACAACAGCAGTAAACTTGCTTACTCCACCCTCGGCGTCTGTTGCAACCATCTTTATATGTTGCAATCCAGTATTTAAATCTTTATAACTACTTACTACCTCCGCATTTGTTAACTTTAGATCGGATAACTTTTTTCTAAAGTTTTCTGTGGCAGTAGCCGACATATTAAGATTGGATAAGAATTTTTCATCCGCTATTACTCTTTTCGATCCGCCTTGGGCTGTGGGTGCATCTATTGACTGACCTCTTCCCCCTCCCTTTTTTGCAGTGAGATTTGCTGCTTCTGCTAAACGTTTAAACTCATCTGCCTCATCTTTTCTGGCAGTTAATAACTTTTCAGCTTCCCTTAACTCTACTTCGGTAATACGCTTTCTTGCAGCAGATAGTTGACGTAATTTAATATAGTCTGCCTGCATTTTATCGGCTCCGGCATCATCACCAATCGCCCTTATTCCAGCCACTCTTGCATCAACCATTTGCGGTTTAGAGAGAGGCAATGCAGTTTGACCTTTCTTTACACTACCCCCGCCATACAGCTTGTAAATATCCTCCATAGCCACTTTGTAACCATCGGCTAAATTTTTAAGCTGTTGTATTTGTGATGTTATTGATTTTATGTCCCTTTGTAAAGCACCGGCCTGTCTACCATAACTTCCTGCCGCTTTTGTTTGCGCTAATGACGCAAGAGCAACTTGAACCTTTTGTATTTCTTTACTCTCAGCTCCCATATCACGTAGAAGTTGAGTAAACTCTTTTATTCCTGCTATAGTGTTTTGTATATCACTAGCCATATCTTTAGAGAAACGTAAATTCCCCAGAGCAAGGGCTTTCTTCTCTAGGTATTCCAGATTGTTACTTGCGGCTTTAGACGTATTAGCAAGTTCTCTAAGTGCTGTAATTAATTCTCTTGTTTTTTGTGTTGGGTTAGCCATTAGCCTATATCTCTCTCATTTATGTCTAATACAAATGTATCTTGTTCTTCCTTTCCTTTTCTTTTAAAGACCTTTTTAAACCAGTTGTCAATATCTTTAGAGCTTCCATACCAAATCATGTGTTCCGGAGGTCTTTTTTCTTCTGAAAGTTCATTAAATGAATCTATTTGTGCCCGCTTACGTATAACATACGATATTGTCCAGGGTAATTCATCTGCGGGAGGTAGATTTTCGTGTAGCGGAATACTTGAGTTTCTTGAAACAGCCCATGCGAGGGTTATTCCGCTACTCCTGGCAATTTTTTTAAAACGTCTGGTCCTAATTCTAATTTCTTATAATTCTCTATTAGAATAGTTTTAACAGCTTCGTGAGCATTTTCAGCATCATCTATGGTTTTGAATGCTTTTGTTTTGAATGTATCGTCTGTGTAAGTAGCTAAGTATAAACACATATCATAAAAACTTTCTGTCATTCTTTCTTGAACAAGTCTGTTAATAACTTCAGTTTCATATATCCTGTATAAGTTATCCGGTTCAAATGTTACGAGTAATTTTTCATCAGTATCTTGATATTTTTCTGCCAATTCCATTACAGCTTGTTTAAACTTTTCAGGATACTCATCTAGAGCCCGTTGGTAATCTTCCCAAAGAACTTGGTCATCATCGTTTGGTTCTCTAGGTTCTTTTACGTCAACATTCTTCAGTGCTTTTTGGTAATAATCCCCAAATCTTAGTAATATAATAGATTTTATTATAATATCTGTGCTTGAGAAATCATCCATTTCTGCTAATAAGGCTAATCTCTCTCCGCTATCGGGGGATTTTAGTACTTTTCTATATTCCCCAGATTTTCTATATGCGTGTGCTCTAGCCCTTCCAACATCCGCATCCCCCAAGAGTCTTATATAAACATTTATTGATGTATCGTTTAGAATATCTCTTATCTCAACTTTTTTATTCCACTTGAATAGTATTGAAATATCAACATCATTTTTATCGGCTGTTCTTTCTATATCCATTTTTATTCTCCTAATTAAAAGGGACTATAATAAAGTATTTTATCATAGTCCCTTGTTAACCTTTTACTATATATATATATCTACCTGCTATTTATTAGGGTTTTGCACCGTCGTAAATAACAAGTTCGCCAGTTCTTGATTTATAATCAAAAGTCTGTTGAGCATTTTGATTAACATTTGAAGTAAATCCTTCGCTTGTAACTACAAGTTCTGGCATATACAATGTTTTAATAATTTCGTATGGTTCTGTAGTGTCTGTAGGCAATTGCAACTTAATTGTCATTGAAAGTCCTGATGCAGTAAACTCAGATACACCAAATTCTGTCACACCAGACGGAGCCAATTGTCCTGTAGTAAACAGTGCAATTAATTCTGTGTCTGTGTCAAGAACAGTTATTGTACCTGTAACTTGAGGAATTTGCATTTGGTATCCAACTAAGTCCCTGTTTCCAAGTTCTTTAACTGCTTCTGGATTGAATGTACCATTAATTGTAATTGACTGTATTCTTTCGATACCGTTTGCTCCAATTAAAACCGGAACATCCGTACCTCTAACAGCAGCAGGGATTGTAGAATCACTTACGTCAGACCAATTATTTCCTACTGGAACTGCTTGATAAACAGCAATTAGCTGTGCGGTTCTTGTGTCATAAGTTGTTATTGTTGTCCCAGATACACTATATTCACCTGTTGCTGGACTACTTGCTACCTCATCTAAGTATACACCATCTAAAATAACGGATAAACAATAATCTCCGCTTTTTAGTACGACTGGTGTATAGGTTAATGAGAACGAAGTAGTTCCCGTATCAAATTTTTCAGCAACAACATCATTCTTAAACCATCTTTTCTTTGTACCAATTATTGTGTACTCTTCGGTAGATTCTGCGTCTACTGAATAAGAAAAAGCAAAATCTCTAACAACACATCTTCTAGCATGAGCCATTTTTACATAATCTTCTAAAGTGTCGCTTTTTATTTGTACAATAGCGTCTACTTCACCAAGTTCTGTAATAC